GCCGGCAACGCGCAGATCGTCCTGCACGTCAACCGCTTCTTCGATTTCGACGTTCGCCAGGCTGGCGCTCTTTCGAAAATCATTGACATCAACGCTGCCTAATTAGGCAACGACCACACAGGCGAAGGCCCGGGGCACTCCCCCGGGCTTTCGTACTTTCGGGCCATGATGACCATCAACATCACCAGCTCGCCATCGCTCGACGACATCGTGACGGTGGCAGCTCTTAAGGCATTCCTGCGCGTGGATCACAGCGACGAGGACACGTACATCACCGCCCTCCGCCAGGTGGCCATCAGCTACGTGGAGAGCATCACAGACACCCGCCTCGGCGACGTCACGGCGGTGGGGTACATTGACAGCTGGTACCCGGTGGCTATCCCGGTAGGACCGGTGCAGAGCATCAGCTCCATCACGTACACCTCGACCAGCCAAACCACGCTCACCCTCGGCGCCACGCACTACTACACCGACCTGGTGAGCAAGCCGGCCCGCATCCGCTTCGTCAGTCCGCCTGACCTGTACGACTATGCCCTCAACCGGGTGCAGGTGAACATGACCATCGGCTACCCTGAGGCGTCCATTCCCACGCCGCTCATCCAGGCGGTGCGCCTGCTGGTGGGCCACCTGTACGAGGCGCGCACAGAGGAGGTGCAGGGCACAATCACCACCCGCCTGAAGATGGGCCTTGAAGCACTGGTCAACCCCTACCGCGTCCTGTCATGAAGTTCGGCCGTATGGACAGCCGCATCACCATCGAGCGGACCACCACCACCACGAACACCTACGGCGAGCGGGTAAACGCGTGGGGCACGCTGGCGACGGTATGGGCGGACGTCATCTACCGCGAAGGCAGCGGCACGGAGAGCATACAAAGCGCGCAGGTGCTGAGCAAGCAGCCGGTCCACTTTCTCATCCGCTACAGCACGACGGTAGCGGACGTCAGCCCGAAGGACCGGGTGAGCTACAACAGCAAGTTGTACAACATCGAGACCGTCCAGGAAATCGGGCGCAACGACGGCCTGCGCCTTACCTGCACCATTCGCGAGTGATGTTTACCGCACGCATCGACGGCCTGGCTAACATCGAGGCGCGCATCGCCAAGGCGGTTGAGTTCGGCGAGCTGAACAAGGCGCAGGTACAGAAGTCCTACCGCAAGATTGCCATGATTTACGTGCGCCGTGCGCAGTCCATGGTGAAGGACGCGAAACGCACCATCTACGTCCGCCGGCGTGGCAGCGAGGTATTGGTGGAGCGCGGCACGCTGCGCCGTTCTATGGGCACCTGGACAGCCAACAAGAAATTCCCTACCATCCTGGCAGGACCGCGCGCCAACCACCCGATGAAGCGGAAGGTGGCGGCGAGCGCGGACGCCTGGTTTGCGCACATCGTGGAGCAGGGCGACTTTCCCGACCAGTTCGGCGGGAAGAGCACCGGTCACCCAAACTACAAGGTCCATCAGCGGGCCATGGAATCCGTAGACGCCACGATGCGGCAGAAGCTTATAGGTGAGTTGCAGAAAGAGTTCTCACGCTACATGAAATGACAATAGGAAAAGCCATCTACTACCTGCTAAGCAATGACGCCACGGTGTCAGGGCTGGTCAGCACGCGCATCTTTCCGGAGGTTGCGGACCAGGAGCAGGCCATGCCTTACATCGTGTACAACATCCGCAGCAACGACCCGAGCGACGTGCAGACCGGGCCATCCTCCCTGGACACCGCCAGCATCGAGATAGCCTGCTATTCCACCAGCTACACCCAGGTCATCGACGTGGCCTCGGCGGTGCGCCTGGCGCTGGACCGGGTGGGCGGCACGTACAGCGGCGTCAACGTGCAGAGCATACAGTACACCACGGAGACCATGGACTTCGAGGAGGCGCAGCGGGCGTACAAGGTCATGGCCGACTACGAGGCGCGCATCGACCGGGGCAATTTGACGCTGCCAACGGTGACCGCCGTCCGTCCGGATCTCATCATTCGCGGTGCCGTGTACGACGAGCCGCGCACGTTGGCGTTGACCGACGGGGCCACCTTCACGGTGAACAGCGACGACCACCTCATTTTCGCCAACTACGCCTCCGGTTCGGGTTCTGCAGCAGCTACCCTCCGGCTGCCGGTAGTGGCCGGCAACGACGGCCGCGAGGTGCGCCTCAAAACCGGCAACCACCTAAGCAACCAGCGCACGCTCACGCTGCGACCGGCAGCTGCAGACACGACCGTCACCATCGACGGCAGCGCATCGGCATCGATGGACCGCTCCTACGACGGTATCACCGTGCACTGCATCGGCGGACAGTGGTACATCACCCAGCGCAAATCGAAGTAACCCGCATTTCTTACATTCGCACTATGATCGTCACCCTCAAGCAACCCCTCCAGGACTTTGGCTACGACTGGCCGGCAGGCCTTCAGGTCGAGGTGTCTATGAAGTTCTACCGCAAGCTCGTGGAGAGCGCGCACGTAGACGCGCACCCGGAGGACGAGAAATACAAGAAGGCCGCGAAGCCTAAGAAGGCAGCAGCCCCAGTAGATACGGAACCCGAAAACACTCCTGAATAATGGCCCAGACAACCGGATTTTTGAATGCCTCGAGCATTCGCTTTTTTACCGGCACCACCGACGGAACCCACACGGCCGTCGGACTTGTGACCGAGTGCAGCATCTCCATCAGCACGGACGTGCGCGACATCACTACGAAGACCTCTGCAGGCTGGAAGGAAATCTTGCCGGCGCTGAAGTCCGCATCTATCAACGTCAGCGGCTACTTTGCAGAGGACGCTACGAACAGCTTCAACGCTTTGGTCGACTACCAAATTGCAGGCACCAAGGTTTTCGCGGTATTCTCGAACGTTGGATCTGGATCTACGCCGAACGTTGGTGACGAGGAGTTCGACGTGGCCGGCTACATCACTTCCATCGAGCAGACCGCTGGCTTCGAGGACAACGTGACCTGGTCGTTGACGATGGACCTGACCGGCGCCGTAGTACGTGAGGTGATCGCATGACCGTAACCATCGGCACTGAGATATTCCAGCTGCGCGCCTCCCTGGGTGCGTGGCGGAAGTTTGAACGGAACACCGGCATCCGCATCGCGGCCATCGACCAGAACGACGTCACCGTCATCGCTGAGCTTCTGTACTACTTCGCCGAGGCAGGGGCCAAGGCAGAAGGCGCAGAGTTCGACTACGACGTGGACAGCTTCTTGGACCTGTGCGAGGTCAGCGAGTTGCCCAAGCTGAGCGAAGCGGTCAGCACCCTGCTCGGCGGAGACGCCCAAAAAAAAAGCGGGGCAAAGGCAAGCCGGTAAACTGGGATGAGATTGAGGCGATGGGGTTGGGCCAGCTTGGCCTGACCCCGTCGGCGCTTTACGGCCTCACCTTCGACGAGTTCAACAACGCCCTGACCGGCATGTACGAGCTGATGGAGCAGCGCGAGCAGAGGGAGTGGGAGCGCACGAGGTGGATGGCTACCATGCTGCTGAACCCACATACCAAGAAACGCCTGTCACCCACCGACCTCATCGAGTTCCCCTGGGAGAAGAAGTCCAAACCTGCTGCGGATGGCATGGCTATCTTGCGGCAAATAGCACGAAAGAATGGCTAAGCTCGGCGACCTTATAGTCCGCGTAGGTGCGGACACCCGGGAGTTCAACCGCGAGCTGGGCAAGATCCAGCGGAAGATACGGGAGACCTCGGACAACATTATGGACATGGGGAAGGCCATGTCGATGGGCGTGACGTTACCCATTGCCGGGTTGGGCGCTGCAGCTGTGAAGGCTGCCGCCGACCTGGAGACCATGGAGACGCAATTTATTTCGCTCACAGGAGGCGCGGAGCAGGCCGCCGCTATGGTGGACCAGCTCAACCAATTCGCTGCAGCTACGCCCTTCCAAATCGAGGAAATCGCAGGCGCTGCTCGCCAGCTGCTGGCGGCCGGCACGGACATCTCCCAGGTGAACGAGCAGCTGCAGTTCCTCGGCGACATCGCAGCGACCTCCGGCGCAAGCATCGAGGAGATTACAGCCATCTTCGCGAAGGTCCAGGCCAAGGGCAAGGTGGAGCTGGAGAACTTGAACCAGCTGGCCGAGCGCGGCATCCCCATCTTCAAGGCGCTGAGCGATGCCACCGGCCTGCCGGCGGACAAGCTGGGAGCCGGGGCCGTCAGCGTCCAGCAGTTCAACGACGTGCTGAAGGGCTTTGCCCAGGAGGGAGGCTTCGCGGCCGGCGCCATGGAGCGCCTGTCGCAGACGGCAGCCGGAAAGTTCAGCACGGCCATGGACAACCTGAAGCAGGCCGGCGCGGAGATAGGGCGCATCCTGCTGCCGTACGTGACCGCCGCCATCGACAAGGTGACAGAGCTGGCGGGCAAGTTCATGAACCTGGACGAGGGCACGCAAAAGACCATCGTGGCCATTGCTGCCCTTGCCGCATCCATTGGTCCGGCTATCATGGCGTTTGCTGCTTACACAAAGGCTATGGCAGGCATACAGGTTGCTATGGCTGCAGCTAAGGCCGCCGGCATCGCCCTGAACGCCACGCTGCTCACCAATCCAATTACCGGAGTGGCCGTAGCTATCGCCGCAGCCATCGCCCTCATCATTGCCAACTGGGACCAGATCCACGCATACTTCACCAGCGGCGACGGGAGCAAGACCTGGGACCAGCTCAAGCAGACGGTGATGGCGGCAGTTGAAGCCATACAGGAGTTGTGGCAGCGTTTCGTTGCTATCCTTAAAATGGTTTGGGATGAGTTTGGTGACGACTTTATAGGCATTATTGGCAACGCCTTGGACATGGTCTTTGGCATATTCCGTGGCGTCTTCGGTGTCATCGGCAACTTGTTCCAAGCATTTAGCAGCCTGCTGAAGGGCGACTGGCAAGCTTTTTTTGGGTTCCTTGGCAACGTCGCTGCAACCATTCTGCAGACGGTTGTGCGCACTGTCATAGGAGCGTTGGAAATGATTGGTCGCGGGGTTGATGGGTTACTCAACGCAGTTGGCATCAACAGCAACATCGGCGGGTGGCTGGATGGATTGCAGAGCAAAACTGATGCATTTT